ATCAAAGAAACATTATGGCGAGATTTGCGCAGGGGGGGTGAAATGCCGCTTCCTCACCCTATATCACCGTTCCTCACCGCTATCTCTCCAGCGGAAAGCCTTGCAAACACTGGGCAAACCCCGATCTCGGAGAGATGGAGAGATAGTTTTCTAAAAGTTTATTTTGTGTAGGGGGGGTAGGAGTAAGGACCCGCGCAGTTACTAGGCTTGCGGCGATCGGGTGGTGTTGCTCGGAAAAAACTTTCGCGATTCTTCCTCTCCATCTCACCGCTCACATCACCGGTCATATCATTGCGGAATGGATCTCAAAAGACGCGCTCGCAAAAAGCCATGGATGGCGGAGAAGAAGGGCCGATCGGTGCGTGGCCGGGAGGATGGTCAGTTGCAGAAACCTTTTAAGGGTAGCGAAGCATCGCAGAGCAACCCGTTGTACAAGACGTCGGAGTGGCAAGCGACTCGGGATGCGGTTTTGTTCCGCGACCCTCTGTGCGTGTGGTGCCTGGCATGCGGCATCGCCACTGAAGCGACGGACGCTGACCACATCATCCCCTCTTCACGTTTAACGTCTCGATCAGAATTCTTTGATCAAGAGAACATCGTGGGCAGTTGCCGATCATGCAACGTGAGGCGGGCCAGCTACTCGGGCAAGGGTGTGTACTTTGAAACCCAGAAGGAATGGGAGGACTATCTCCGTCGTAAGCACTTTAGAAAAATTACTCGAACATGAGTATGAGCACTTTGCTGCAGGAAGTCCGCAGCGCCCTCATCAGTTACTCTGGTCTGACTGACCTGCTACCCGCAGACAAGATAACTTTCGCTCGTCGCCCGCAGCGCGATCAAATGCCTGGCCTTACGGTCACGCTTGGAAATGTAGACTACGAACCCGTGACGCAGAGCTATGCTGCCGCCACCACCTATCGTGTCGACATCACGGTATTCCATAAGAGCGCCCGCGAGTGTACTGCGATCCATGATCAGGTCAAGCTTGCTATGCTTGCGGCAAACAGCTCCAACTTCCGTATCCGTCTTTTCGATGAGCGTTACTTCGTAGACGTGGACAACATCCACCAAGGCTACGTCACAGTGATGTGGGAGATGGATACTGGCGTGGATACCACCGACACCGTGTTCTTGAGCCCGGCATTCCAGGGGGCCGACCACATGAAGGTCAAGACCATGTATAAGCTTCAACCAAATGCAACTACCGTTGCTGACCTCAATGAGCAGGTTTACTTTCTGGACATGGTTCAGGTGCAAGGTGGTTCTTCGTCACACACTTTCGAGTTGCCGCTCGCACAGGAGAATCTCGGTAAGATCTTCACCATTTTTACTGGCGGCCAGCTTGACAGCAATTACACCATAAGTCTAACCAAGGCTTCGGGCTCATCGGAGCATGTTCAGAATTCTCAAGGTTACCAACTCAACAGAAGCAATGCCTGTATCACGCTAGTAGCTCTAAAAACCAGTGGCACGGTGTATGGGTGGCGCATCTGGAACTACCACAATCTTCACGCCTGATGTCAGATACACTAGACCGTATGAAGGCTGCCGTAGAGCAGCTTAATAATAGCAAGGAAGGTGACGACGTAAAGAACGCCATCAATAAGATCGGCTCCAAGGACCTGAAGCCTATCTTCCAGTTGGACGATGACGGCAACCGCCTCTTTGAAATTGTGGTGAACTACCTCAACGACCGAGGTCTAATCGAATCAGTTGATGTTATCACCGTCACTATGCTTGCGAAAAGCCTTGCAATCTATATCGCTGTTGCTCGTCATGTGCATGGGTTTGGAGACGCTATCCAGGTTTACCCTAACGGAACATCAAATGTTAGTGGGGCGTTTACCGCCTTGTCGAAGGCTCAGGATCAGGTGCTCAAGCTCAGTGCCAAGCTGGGGCTCAGTCCCATGGACCGCAGCCGTATCCTAGGGGCGGCGGCCAACGCTAGTAGCGCCAATGACAAATCCCAAGAGGGCGACGAGATTGACGATTTGATTTAATGTCAGGAGTCGACGCGACAGTCGTGATTAAAATGTTTGAGTATGCCCATGGCGTGCTTAACGATGAAATCCCTACGGGTAAATACATTAAGCTCGCAGCGGATCGCTTTGTCACGGACCTAGAAAACGAAGATTGGGAGTGGAAGTTCGATGCTCGGGAAGCCGCTCGGTACCTGAACTTCATAGAGCGCGTGTGCGTACACACCCGTGGGGAGCTGGCGGGTAAGCCTTTCCTGCTGGAGCCATGGCAGGTTTTTTTTGTCGGGCAGATATTTGGGTGGGTGAGCAAGTCATTAGGCCACCGGCGATTCAATACTGCTCACTTGTTCGTTGCACGTAAGAATGGTAAGTCCCAACTTGCTGCAGCTATAGCTTTGGCAATGGCTACCCTTGATGGTGATGGAGCCCCTCAGCTTGTCACAGCAGCTACTAAGAGGGATCAGGCTAAGGAGGTGTTTGATGAGATATGCAGATGCGTGAAGAGTAGCGCTGCTCTTTCCAAGCGCTTCACGGTGCAACGTGCTGAGGTGAAGACTCCTCGCAATGGCGTTATCAAACCGCTGAGTTCTGACGCGAACACCCTTGACGGTCTCAATCTGAATCTCGCTGTGGTTGACGAGTTCCACGCTATGAAGACAGCAGACCTGTACCGCGTCCTAGCCTCATCTATGGGGTCACGTCAGTCACCCTTGATGCTGGCTATCACGACAGCCGGCTTTGTTGCTGACGGACCTTGCGCCATGTTTATGAAGGCTGGTAAGTCTGTCCTTGATGGCACGAAGAGTAATGACCGATTGCTTATCCTTCCGTATGAGATCGACGAGGAGGACGCATGGGACGATTACCAGTCATGGCTAAAATCGAACCCTAACCTTTCGGTCTCTATTAGTAAAGAGTATCTAGAGGCGCAATGCAAAAACGCAAAGCTCTATGGGAGCCGTTCCATCACCGAGTTTATGGTAAAGCACTTGAACGTGTTCGTGGGATCAGAGGCCGTGTGGATTCCGGACGACGATTGGATGAGCGACGCCAACTGTCGCGAGCCTCACGTTACTCACGTCATAGACGAGAAAGCGAGCAAGCCCGTCGCGTACTTGGGACTCGATCTCGCTTCGACCGATGACATCACGGCGCTTGCGATCTGCACGGGCAACGATGATAAGGGCTGGGGTTTTGAGATGCACTACTTTATGCCGGAGCGTGCTGTGGAGCGTCGCCTGGACAAAGATGAGAGTAGCGTGTACCTTGGGTTCAGGGACGACCCTCACGTACACTTAACCCCCGGGAACGTCACGGATTACAATGTGATTCGTAGACTGATCAGTGGTCACTACATTCAGGACGGTAAGGTGAAGTACGACGAACGCAACCTTATGGAGAAGTATCTCGTAAAGGGTGTGGCGTATGACCGATGGAACTCCCTCAACCTTATCCGCGACCTAGAGGGCGATGGTGTTCCCTGTGATCCGTTCGGCCAGGGTTTTGCCTCTATGTCCTTCCCGTCTAAGGAGTTTGAAAAGTGTGTGCTCCAGGGCAAGGTCTGTCACGGGGGTGACGAAGTTCTTAGGTGGATGATGGGTAACGTAAGCTTGCGTTTTGATGCCAGCGGAAACATCAAACCAGACAAGTCCAAGAGTGGGGATAAGATCGACGGGGTGGTTGCAGCAGTCATGGCTATGGGTGAAGCCTTGACCTTCGTGGAGGACGATGCTCCGGACTTTGAATTCTTTATGGCGGTGATCGGCGGTTCCAATGCGTGACAACCTGTTCCGCTCACTTAATCAGTAATACTTTCGTGCCAATGTCTGAAGGAGCATCCAAGCCTAGCATCTTCACTAGACTCTTCCGCGCCGCTACTTCCCGTTCAACCTTTGTTTCACCAACAGCAGCCTTACGCACACAGTATGTTCGGTTGTATGGTGAGGGTTACAAGTTTGGAACGGACGCGCTGGAGCTGTCTGCTGTCTATGCGTGTGTCAGCAAAATCGCCGACACTATTGCCAGTCTTGAAGCCTCGGTGGTTAGAGTATCTCCCAACGGATCGCGGGATCTACTCGCCGCCCATCCAGTCCACCGACTGATTTCTAGGGAGCCAAACAAGTATCTCGGTGCATACGAGTTTTGGCAGCTCATGTGTTCAGACGCTTTGCTTCACGGTACCGGCTATGCTTACATCAGCAGAGAGCCCGGCAACATGGAGCTTTTCTACATCCCGGCGATCCGGGTTAGCCACACCATCCACCCTGAGACGGGCGAGAAGTGGTACACCTACGATGGTGCCCCTAACGCGGTGCATCAAGCAGACATGTTGGAGATCAACGCATTCCGTGGCATCAACCCCACGCACATGCAGATCCAAAACTTTACTACGGCCAAGGCGGTGCAAGACTTCGGTGCCAAGTTCTTTGAGAGCGGGGGTATGATGGGAGGTATCCTCTCTACGAAGGAACACATGAGCGCAGACCAGATGAAGCAAGCCCAGGAGATGTGGGAGCGCGAGTACATGGGTAAGCACAACGCTCACAAGATTGCCATCCTTGGCGGAGGCTTTCAATACCAACCACTATCGGTATCTCTGGATCAGATCCAGTTCTTGCAGATGAAAAAGTACAGCACGGAAGAGATTGCGCGTATCTACTCTGTGCCTCCTGCAATGATTGGCTTGGAAGGAAACACTGCTTACAGCAACTACGAGCAGCAGGTCCTTCAGTTCCAGCAAAGCACCATCCTCCCTTGGGTTCGTCGTATTGAAAACGAAGTCGAACGCAAGCTCTTGAGTGAGGATGAAACCCTCCAATGCCAATTTAATGTCGACACCCTGTTACGCGCGGACAGCGAATCAAGATCCAAATTCTACCATCAAGCCTTGCAGGATGGAGTTATGTCGATCAATGAGGTGCGGGGTAAGGAGGGACTTGGCCCGGTTGATGGAGGCGATTCTCACCACATCCAAGTCAACATGATTCCTTTGGATCGCATGCAGGACTATGCTGATTCAGTAACAAATACTACAAACGAAGAAAATGGCTGATTATTTCTACAAGTATAAAATCGTAAGCTGCAGAGGCAAACATGACACTGCTGCTGTTGGCAATAACGACTTTGTCGACAATAGTGTACCGTTCCGCCCTGTTTACGAATACACAACAACAGTTACAGAAGCAAATCCTGCGAGCGCACTTTTCGAGCTTATCGGAGAATTGCAGGTTAATATGGCGGCGAGTGAAGCTACTCTAGTCAGTAAGATTGACACCTCCAGCAGCAAGCCATGGTATGTTGCTGTAAATAATTCGCTCGGTTCTTCCGGTGACGATTCTACTGTTGCCACTGAGGGAGTGTGGTACCAGAGAATTGGCAAGGACGTCTTGCGTCACGAAATCGGATTTTCTGACAATGATGCCGCTGGTGCTGTCACCAACTTGACAGCTAAGAACCTCGTCTGATGGCTAAGACTTACGGTGGATATCCAGATACAGCTAAGGCAGCCGCTCGGCGTGCCCTGCGCCACCGTGAGAAAAACGGAACGAAGTGTGGAACCGCCGTCGGTTGGCAGCGAGCAAATCAGTTGGCCTCCGGAGAGAAGCTTAGCCTATCTACGGTGAAGAGGACTTTCTCTTTCCTATCCCGAGCGGAGACTTACAATCAGGGTAAGTTCTTTGACGACAATGAAAAGGAGATCTGCGGCAGCATCATGTATGCAGCTTGGGGTGGAACCACTATGCGTAGCTGGTGCAGTGGAGTGATCAACAAGGCCGAGGGCCGTGCCAAGGTAGGCGAGATTGACGGATCCCCCGTATTCGACTCCCCAGAGGCAGCCCTGGCTCATGCTGAGTCTATCGGATGCACCGGATACCATGAGCACGAGCTCGAAGGCGAGAAGGTGTATATGGCATGCAGCACCCATGACGATGCCACGGGTGATAGCCGTTCCGAGGTCACAGGGGCTGTAAAGGAAGGTCTCAAAAAGAAAGTGGAGGATCACAACGAAAAGGTCACGGCCCCCACTAAGAAGACGAACCTCCGCACCCTCACCGCTGTCTTCAAGCGCGGTGTCGGAGCCTATAAGACTAACCCCGGATCTGTCCGGCCTAACGTAAAGTCACCCGAGCAGTGGGCATACGCTCGTGTGAACTCATTCCTGTATGCCCTTAGAAATGAAAAGTTTCGCAGTGGAAAGCACGATACGGACTTGTTCCCGAAGGGCCACCCACTGAGTACTAAATAACCCAACGATGGCACAGAAAAACGTAGAAAAGCGATTCCTGTCCTCCAGTGTTGAGGTCCGTTCAGAGGAAGGCAAGCCAAACGTGGTCGAAGGCTACGCTGCTGTCTTCAATGACGAGACTGAGATCGGGGGTCAGTTCGTTGAGCGCGTTGCTCCTGGAGCTTTTGACGGGGCGGACATGAGTAATACCGTAGCTCTGTTCAACCACAACATTGACCAGCCACTCGCTCGCGTGGGTCGCGGCCTGTTGCTTGAGGTTGATGAACGGGGACTCAAGTATCGCTTCGAGCTTGGCAACCAGAGCTACGCCAGAGATCTTGCGGAGAACATCCGCATGGGTAATGTATCGACTAGCAGCTTCGGCTTCACGGTGCGGGGTGACGAGTGGGAACGTCGTGATGACGGTCTCAACCTTCGCACCATCACCGAAGTAGGATTGCTTTTCGATGTAAGCCCAACGACGCAAGGTGCGTACCCTACAACAGAGGTCGGACTCCGCTCTATGGAGCTGGCTCTCGCAAACGAAGAAGTAATGTCTATTGAACAAGAAGAAGTTCGCGAAGAGGAGCTCGTAGTCGAAGAGGCTTCTTCAGATAAAGAGGACTGTGGTTGCGAAGGCAACAACGTGATCCCCGCTGTTCAACGCTCAGAAGAGGAGGAGGAAGAAAAAGATGACCGTGCATACATGGACGGCAGCGAAGAGGAGGAGGAAGAAGACGAAGAGCGTATGGAAGAATCTGAAGAAGAGGAAGAAGACGAAGAGCGTATGGAGGAGGAAGAGGAAGATGGAGAGGAAGACGAAGAGCGCACAAAAGAAACCGAGGTACTTTTAGCAGACCCAGACCTCGTAGTTAATGCTTACGGGCTGCCCGGCGGAGAACTCGTTCCACGCCAAGTTTCTAATAAAGAGCCGGAGGCTCGTACTCAAAAATCAAAATCTGAACAAATGTCAGACAAGAAAAAAACTGCCCCGGCCTACGTACAGGGTTTGGGCGATACTGAAATGCACGTATCAAAGCGCTACAGCTTTGGTAAGGCAATTAAAGAAGCGGCACAGGGTCGCTTGACCGGCCTCGAAGCCGAAATGAACCAAGAAGCTCGCAGCGAGTTTGCTAGTTCTAAGATCAACGTGAGCGGAGGTTTCTCTGTTCCTTCTATGGTTCTCCGTGTTGATGACGGCGCCCTTGGTCTCGCTGACGCTAATGCTGGCACAGGTCAAGCTCACGTCGACGCCTTCGGAGGTGCTATCGGTAAGCAGGACGCTGGCCTCGTAGCTGCCTTCCGTCCTCGCGACATCGGTACTCAGCTCGGAGCTCGTACTTTGAACAACCTCACGGGTGACGTGGTTTTCCAGGTTCAGGGCACAGCAATCGAAGGTGAGAAAGTTGCTGAAGGTGCAACCGCTGAAATCGAAGCTGCTGGTTTCGCTGCTGTTACTTTGAACCCTAACCGTTACAGCGCCTACACCAAGGTTACTGAGCAGATGCTCGCTCAGTCTGCTGACGATATGGGTGCTTTCTTGGCCGCAGATATCCGCAAGGCTGTCGAGGCTAAGTTCAACGCAGACATCGCAGCCGAAATCGCTACTGCTTCTGGCGCAGCTTCTAACGCTTACGCCGAGACTGGCACTGAAGTGAACCCCCTCACATTGGAGGCTGCTTTGTTGGGAGCTGATGTTGACTTGACAAACATCAAGGTGTTGTCTTCAGCAGCAGCATTCCGTAAGGCTCGTACTTTGAGCTTGGACTCAGGTTCAGGAATGTTGATGGGTACTAGCCCACTCGATCGCTTGAATGTGATTGGGTACGAAACCATCGTTTCTTCATCAGTGACTACAGGTCGCATGCACTTTGTGGATGCTTCTCAGTGTGTGATGGGTAACTGGGGTGGATTGAACATCATGGTTGACCCTTACACTGATGCCAACCACGGCATCGTGCGGATCATCGCCAATGCTTACAAGTCCTTCAAGACTTTGCAGGGTGATGGATTCCAGGGTCTCAAGAACATGGGTGCAACCGAGTAAGGCTGCCTGAATAACTAAAATAATTGGGGGCTAGGAAATGGCCTGGCCCCCTTTTATCTCTCTACATGCACACAAAGGTATCACGACTATCATCCGAGAAGGCACTGCGCCTCTTCTACGCTCAGGAACCAGTAACGGACAACCCCGGTGAGGGTGAGTCACTGGCTGAGGTGGAGGCTGCTGCGACTGCGCTTATGCGTAGCCATGTCCGTGCCATCGACGACTCGGAGGATGATCTGTTGCTGATCTACCTTGAAGCTGCTGTGGACTACATGCAAAACCTCAGCGACCGTTTGCTCGGTGAGCACGAGGTGGAGCTGTATATCAACAAAGACGAGAGTAAGCTTCCCTTGTCGGTATCGGGCATCCAAGGCGTGACCTCTTTGGGCCAGCTCTACTACCTTTCCGAAGACGCCGATGATGAGCGTCCCTGGAGCAAGGACTACAAGCCATACTCTAAGGTCCCCGACGCTGACGATGCCAGCGCGGTGTCGAGCTGGGGCAACTCCGTGGTGTACGAGGCGAGCTACGGCTCTTACACTGTTGCCGCCCTGAATGTCTCTAGTGATAAGTTTGGAGAGGTGACTGGCCTGACGGATCTCACCTACACATGGGAGAAGTACTCCTTTGCTGATGGAGGGTATGTAGCCGACACGCAAGTGACGCCCGTGGTGCTTTCTGCCGATGGCAATGGCGATTTGCTTACGAACGTGACTCTTAATGTCGGTCTGTACCGCATCAAGCTCCTAGCTCTCTACGACGATACCACGATTGAGACTTACTACCGCTACTACGAGGTGACGGATGGTATGGACTTCGACAACCGCATCATCACCGCTCGCTACCCTATCCATATCGACATCCGCAAGGGCGTGGATCTCCTCGATGACGCAGCCGAAGAGCAGGAAGACTTTTGGAAGCTCACCTTTAAGGCCGGGACAGACTTCATGTCTCTGCCCAAGCAATACAAGCAAGCAGCCCTCCTGCTTGTAGGTCACTACTACAACATGCGTGAAGCCGAGAACATCGGTGGTATCACGACAGAGTTGAAGGAGGGAGTTCGCCGTCTAATCCAAAGTGTACGTCAGTTCTAATGAAGGCAGGAAGCTTACATGAGAAGATTGACATCTACCGCGTGACTCGCACCATCAATGACTGGGGTGATACGGTGGAGCAGGAGACTCTTTGGAAAGAGGGTGTGCGTTGTAGTATCCTTCA